AGATAAAAACTCATACTGATTGTGTGCATCCGATAGCTGTACTGCATCGATAGTAGCACTCGAATCTTTAGAATCGTTAAAAGCTAAAATAAATCTCCCGGCATTAGAAGATCCTTGATACTTTCTTCGAATATCATCTTCTATAACTTGCTGCATATCCTCATCAGGTACTCCGTTGTTAAAGTTGATTAACATTCCCGGAGCTAATCCGTTTAATACGTTATTTAAATGAAAGTTAGAAATCTCCTCCTCTAATTCTGCGTATTGCACTCCTCCTTGATATGCTACTGGTGAGTAATAAAAATAACCCGGTTTATATGGTTTAATATATAAAATTTCGTTACCCTCCGTAGAAGTGCCAAAAGCTGGTATTGCTTCAGGAATATCGTTTCTTTTAATCTTTGCCCAATCGTGAAAATAATAGTAAAAATCTACTACACCATTCTCATTAGCTTTACCACTTCGTAAAGTTTCTACTGGGAAATGCTCTACTTCTAATATCTGCGTATGATCCAAATTATAAACCACTTGCAAAGCTCCGTTACCTAATAAGTAGAAATCATTTACCAACTTCTCGATACAATCTGGTTTTATCAGTTGTAGAAATTTAGCATAGCTATCAGGATTATCTTTAGCATCCATAGCATCTAATCCTCTACCAAATATCATTTGCGAAATACCGTTTACACAAGCATTATTAGTAGGCGATCCGTTATATCTATCTATTAAATACTGAAAATAATTATTATCCGCTCCGTATTCTACCCAATTCTTACCTCTTACCTCTTTTACTAACGGAGAAGTATAATTAGACATTTGTATAAATCTAATATTACCCATATTATATAATTATATATTCGTTATCTGCATCCGGTTGCTCTACATATATTCCGGCATTAATACTATAATCTGCTACTGCTTGATTAGTACAAAATACTCTATCCTTAAAGATAACCTCATCATCAGCAGTTAAAGTAATTACATAGAAGTTGTTTTCTAATAAATCAAAAATCCCACTTACATAATAATAATCTCCTACTATATCAGATGTCACCTCTACTGCTACGGTAGTATTTCTCTGCTCATCATATAGCGATAATTCTAAATCTTCTGCATATACTCTCGGTATACACATAAAAGTTTGCTCTAAATTGCTTTCTTGTAAAACTATCATACTTATATAACGAAGTGAATCGGATATTTGTACTATGCACCCGAAATGGTATAAAACAATAAAAAGTAACTTATAAGTTACCTTAAAGGGTATAAAAAAAGGGAAGCTAATGCCTCCCCTTTCTTAACTAACCTAATTTAATTAAGCCGGATCAATATTAGTATTGTCTAAATTATTACTAATTACTGATGAAGCTACCAAATAAGGATAAAATGGCTCTTGAGCTGTAAATGCTAAAGTATACCCTGATAGATCTCCGAATGCAGTACCAGTAGAGAATGTACCTCCAGTAATATCGCATCCACGAGTAACACCTACTGAATAAAACTTACCGTTGTTATCTTCAATGAAGATATGCGGTCTACCAATTACAATTTGATGTAATGCTACGGTAGTATCGTTATCCAATTTGTGCAAAGTAACATTAAGAGCTTGCTCATAGAAAGTAGTTCCGTTATCAGCAGATTGCGTTACGGTTACTTCTAAGTTATTAGCTCCTCGTACTTCATATTTAAAAATATCGGGAGTACCAGCAATAGCAGTAATCTCGCCATCCGTGATAGTCAAAGCTCCCAAAGTACCATAGTCAGCAAAGTAAATATTACGAATACCTCCTACGTTGTCCTTACAAGCTAATAATCTACCGGTTGAAATTCCACATTGCATAGTTTATATATTTTAAAGTTAAAAATTAGTCGCAGTTTACCAATACGATTTCTTCTCCGAAACCTACTTGAGTACCTTGTGACCAACGCATCACGAAACGTACATTTTTAGATCCATCCAAAGAAGCCATATCCAACAAACGTACTTCATTCAAGTTATCCAACAATCCAATACCGAAGTATAAGTTAGATTTACGAGCTAATACGATTTTACCTTCAGTCAAAGCACCAGTAACGAAGATTTTAACTCCATCAAAAGTCAATGCTTGTGTACCATCATACCACAAGAATCCTCTGTTGTCAACACCATTAGCACCTACGTTAGAAGCAAATCCTCCTAAAGCACGAACATATGCTTTGAATGTATCAAATCCCATATAGAAATGTAAATCATCTTTACCATATACGTTATCAGGTAACAAATCTAAAGCATCTCCTAAAGCATCAATTACGTTAGCAGCAGTAATAGCACCGGGATTCAAAGAAACATCAGCACCATCAGCAGCAGCTTGTGTGATTAAGTTAGTCCATACATACTGCTCGGTAGCGAATGATACTTTCTCTAACATATTAGCGATAAAGAAATCGCTGAAAGTAGCTGGTAAGTTATCAAAAGATGAATAACCCATTTGTACTGCTTCCCAATCTGATTGGAATGGAGTTTTACACAAAGTTAGGTTAACTTGTTTCTCGTCTACTTCTAATACTTTCTCTGCCAAAGCAACATCAGCAGTATCAGTATAGTCACAAGTAGCATTAGCGATAGTAATATCGTTAGCTAAAGTTTTGATTACAGCTTTGTGCTTTACGTTAGGCATAATAGTAACACCTTCTTTTTGTAAAGTAGGAGCTGATAATACACCGGCAGCAATATACTTCCCGGCAAATTCACCAGCATAAGTTGTTGTAATAGCTGGCTCGGTAAATTCGTATCTTTTAATTGTACTCATAGTTAATTTAATTTAGCGAAAATGGTTTCTAATACGTTTGTTTGTTTGTTAAAATTCGATTTTGGCTTTTCTACTTGTGCTACCTTTTCCGGAGAGTGAGTAACTTTAGCCATCTTTGTTTCTTTGTTGTTTTTCATTTCGGATTTCATCTCCTCGATTTGAGATTTCATTTCCTCTAACATTGGAGCTACTGCTTCAATAACTGCCTTAATGATTTCCTCTTGAGATACAGCCTCTACTTTTACTTCTTCTTTAACTTCTTCTGCTGCTTCTACTTCGATTTCAGTTTCAGCTTCTAAAATAGATTCAATCTTACCATCCATAACGATGATAGTCTTATCATCTACTTTATACTCTCTATTATCAGCTGGTACGGTTTCAGTTTCAGAAACGATGAAGATATCTCTACCTACTTCAAAGGCTTCTGCCTCTAAAACAACACCATCAGTAGTAGTCATTTGTGCTAACTCTACCTTTGCTTCTACGGATAGTAGCGTTTGGATTTGTTTTAATAGTTCACTTGGTTTCATATATTTGATTTAATATTTACTTATAAGATCTCTTGATTTTTGTAATACATCTGATGATTTTTTAACGCTATTTAATGTTTCTAAATATTCTTTATAAATAGGAAGATCATTAATATTCAATCCTAATTCTTTTGTCATAGATATTATTTTTTTTGAACTTTCGTATACTTTTTTATACGTATTTCCAATTTCATCTTTATAATCATCTATCTTTTTTAACAATATACTTTTTTGATTTAAAGCTTCCTCTATTGTTTTGGAATTTTTAGTAGCATCATTAAAAATCTTTTCAAAGGTATTTTCATATTTTAAAGCTTCAGAATATATTTTTTTTAAATCATCAACTAAAGCTAACTCTACTTTTTTGGCATCTGATAGCTCTACTTTCTCAATAGAAGATATCCGTTCAAAGATTTCTTTTTTTAGATTCATAATTCCCTTTTTTTATTTAACGATTTGTTTATAATTATTTGCATTTTTACTCTTTTTGGATTGGTCCTATACCTTGCTCTCTCAAATCTCCATTACAGCACTTTACATCGTACTTATCTTCATCTATACATAAACATCCTCTCTTACCTCCTTTAGGGCTGCTAAAACTCGGTATGTATTCTCTATCTCTCATATCTTTTTAGTAGCTCTGCTTTGATTTTTAAAAGCTCTAATCCTATTTCTATTTCAGCAGATAAATCTTCCTCTTGTTCCTCTTGTACTAACTTATCTACGAAATACCCCTCTATACTAAATCCTTTAACTTGTCCGGTCTTAACGTAATCTTCCCAAAGAACATCATTATTAACTTTGATAGCTCCCATCCAAGTACCCTCCGGTAAATCCATAGAGTAGTGATTAGATTTATCGTTTTCTTTGCTATCTATAATCCAACTCTCTACTAAAGTTAATCCATCTACGGATTCTTTATGCTCATAGGTAGCGTTATTCTGATAACCTCTCATAAGATATAATTCACTTGCTTTACGAATCGTATCTTTAGAAAAGAATACATAATACTCTTTATTACCATCTCTACGGTAAATCTTTTTTTCGGGGATTAGTAATGGTCCTACAAGTAATCTCTTTTCATTTACTTGCTCAAATTTATATTCCTTTGATAATGCTACAAAGTTCTCCTCAATAGCTGGATGCTCTACTACACTAATAGCTTCTATACCGCTTTGTAGTTTCTCCTCATCTATAATTAGTTCTATTACTTCCATATCTGTATAACGATGTTTATCCTAATGTTGCTGATTGTATAATGTTTCTATTTAAACTCTGTGCTGTTGTAACGTTTTGAGCTACTACAAACGCTTGTAACGGCTTTTGTGTTTGCGTTCCTATTGTTTGCGCTAAAGCATTTACTCCAGTATTACCTACCACGTTAAACGATGGAGCTACTGCTCCGCCTCCGCTTGGCAATGTAGGAGCTGATCCTCCACCTCCACCTTTTGGAGTTTTAACAGATAATATTTTTTTAACCTGAAGTAAACCAAACGCACCAGTAGTAATAGCTTGTGCAATAGCATAACCGGGAATTGCTTTCTTTGAAAATGCTGCTAACTGCCCAGCAATAGCTGTATATGTCGATATAGTTGCTGCTGCTACTGCCGCTACTTTTCCAGCTGCTGTACTCTCGCCTAATTCACTTGCGGCCATACTTAAACCTCCAGCGATTTGATTCATTAGACTTAATCTCGCCTCTGTTTCTGCTTTCTCAATATCTAATCTCGCTTTAGAGTTCTCTGCTATTAGTTTTGTTTTTTCCTCCTCTGATAAAGCAGTATTAGCTAATATAATAGCATCTCTCTCTGCAAGTAGAGTTAACTTTGCTTCAAAATCTAAATTATCTTGCTCTAATTGTAATGCATTTCTCTCTAATTGCTTTTCGTATCTCGCATTATAGATTTCATCTTCTTTTGCAGTAATAGCATTATCTAACTCTTGCTTTTTTAATGCGTATTCTTTCTCTGCTTCTGCTCTTGCTATCGTACCCTCTTTGTAAGAATCTATATTTTTTTGTAATCTCTTTAACTCTAATCTCTCTTGCTCTTGGATAGCCATTTTTTCGGCTTCCAATTTAGCTACGGTATCTTTTACTCTCTCAGCATCAAATAATTTTTGGTTAATAGCTAATTCAGTAGCAGTATCTAATTTAGTTCTATCTAATTCTATTAACTCATTACTTAATGCTAAATCATTTTGCATTTGTTCGGAACGTAAACCAGCTATCTGATCTAATACATCCTCTCTATTAGCTAATGCGTTTGTTAAAGCTATACGATTCTCTATTGTTTTATTAAGACTTAACGACATACGAGCAGCAGCTATTTGCGCATCTGCTTGAGCTAACATCGCTTTCTCTTGGTCATCTAAAACATTCTTTAAATCCTCATTAGCTTTTATACGAGATGAAATAGTATTTCTCTCCTCGTCTCTTGCTTGTCTTAATATTTCTGCTTGTCTACTATAAATAGCTACTAATCTTGCTTGTTCTGCTTCTGCTAACTTTGCTGTATTTTGTAATCGTATATTAGCTTTAGATTGCTCGTATGCAGCACTTACAGATATCTTACTTATCCCCTCAACAGACCCTTCAACTACTGCCCCTACTTCTTTAGCTGCCTTGCCAATATTCGTTACTATCCTCTTACCTGACTCTACTGCCTCTTTACCAGTTTCTTTTATCGCATTTGCAGTATCGCTAATTCTATCTGTTAACTCTTTGATACGTTTAGGATCTTGATCGCCAAATATACTTTCCTCCCAAGCTAATTGAATTCCACTAATAGCTAATTTAACACCAAGAAATGCTAACTTCAAAGGAGTTAACGCAATTGTCATAAATCCCTTTATAACATTGGTTAATCCTTCAAATCCTTTTGTGTTTTTACCTACTTTCTCTGTAACTTGGACAATAACATTGACTGCTTGGCTAAACACATTAGTGATAGTACCCATTACTGCTCCAAATGTATCAGCTACCTTTTGGTTTGACATAAATACTTCTTGTAGCATTTGCATCCCTTGAATCACCAAACCAATACCCATAGCTTTTAAAGCTAATCCAGCACCTTTAAATCCTTCAGCTAAAGATTTAGTATTTTTTTCAGCAGCTTTAGTAGATTTATTAATTTCATCTAATGCTTTATCGCCTTTCTTACCAAATGCAGTCACCTCCTCGTTTAAATCCTGAATCGAATTAGCAATATCGTCTAATCCAGCTTCTGCTTTTTTAGCATCTACACTAATTTCTATTTCCTTTTTAATCATTTCTTACTATTTGTTTTACTTTAAAAATCAATTCCTTAAATGTAGATGGTCTTTTGTACTTTCCTTTGGCTTGGTCTATAATATCACTTTTGCCATAAGGAGTTTCTTTTACTAACTTAATAATATCTCC